AACGAACTTGAGCGACAGCGTGCGGCCGTCGGCGCCCATTTCGATCTGTATGTCCTCCAGATTGAAGCCGTCGCGGCCGTCCTTGGGCTTGGGCAGCGCCGCGGCGACCTTCTCGGCAGCCTCGCGCACCATGAGGGTCAGGGTGTCCGGGTGCACGCTCTGGCCATCTTTGCCGGTGGCACCATCCTTCGCTGGGGGGATCTTCGCGACTTGTTCCTTGACCTCGATGGAGATCAACTCGGAAACCGCATCCATGTCCACATCCCGGCCAGGCGTGCCGGGCGCGCCCTGGTCACCCTTCTGCGGCGCTGGAATGGCCTTCAGGCGCTGTTCCAATGCGTCAAGGCAGGCGTTCAGCTCGACCTTAGCCTCGGCCTTGGCCGCCGTGACCAACTCGCGCACGGCTTCCATGTCGGCATCCTTGCCGGGCGCGCCGGGCTCGCCCCTCTCCGGCGCTGGCATAGCCGTGAGGCGCGCTTCCAGAGCATCCAGGCGAGCAGTCATGGCCGCCTCGGCCTTGGAGACATAGGACTTCACCGCAGCCACCACGCGCGCCGCATAGGGCGCAAGGTCAGGCTTGGACAAGATCGGCCTCCAGGTCGCGGATGATCAGGTCGGTGAGGGCGGCGGCGATCTCCTCTGCCTCCTCCTCGCCCTCGTCGTCGTTCGCCGCTGGCGGCGCGACCGGCTCGGGCTTGGGCTTCGTGCCGAACGGGTCCTCCTGCGCGTCACGCTTCGCCAGGGCCTCAAGCGAGAAGTTCTGCTGCTGGAGGTAGGGATACTTCCCGCCCGGCACCGGCGGCAGGTTGAGCCGCGCGCGCGCCTCGTCCGGTGCTCGGATGCCCGACTTGACGCCCTCGGCCAGCATCGTGATCTGCGCCATCTGATCCATGCGCAGCAGCCCGTCGAGGTCGAACTCTGGGAAACGCCGGGCCGGCAATTCAAGGCCGAAGTTGAGCACGGCTTCAGCAGCTTCCAGCAACTCCTGCAGGCAGTCGTTGTAATACATCTGGTTCAGCGCATCGATCGTGCTGCCGGCCGGCACCGGCCCGCCAATCTTGAATAGCGGCACGTGGAACGTCCGCGCCACGTCCTCGACCGTCCACTTCAATTGCTCGATCAGTTGCGCCTGCTCGGCGGGGATGGTCATCGCCTTGTATTCCAGCCCACTGCCGGCGACCATCGTGCGCCCAATGTTCGCGCCACTGTAGTTCTGCTCGAACTCCTTTTTGACGCGATTGGCCGTTTCGTCGTCGATCCTGCCCGGAGCCGTCAGTACACCCGAGGGGCGGCTCAAGTTGTCGAAGAACCGAGTGCTGTTCGTCTGGATGCGCCGCCCTTGCGTGGCCGAGATGCCGGCAGCGTAGAGCGGCGAGACCCCGATCAGCGGATGAAACAAGCACGTCATCGAGTCGTGGAACATCTCCCGGGCGGGAACGATGACCTTCTCCGGCACGCGCGACAGCTCGTCGGGCTCCACTTCGTAGTACACGTCCCCCGCATCGGCCACCAGAGGCGTCACGCGCCGCGGGTTCAGCACGTAGGCCGCCGACACCAGCCGCCGCTGCGGCTCGCGTTCCTTCAGCACGTAGGCATTGCCATAGAGCAGCTTCGAGACCATCCACTGCTCGATGAACTTCTGCCAAGTCTGGTAATGGTTCGGGCGCAGGAAGAACGCCAGAAAAGGCGAGTCCTCTACTTCACTTCCGATGCCGTCCACACCCTCCTGCATCAGCCGCACGCGCAGCTTGGCGACATCTCGCGCGATGGTCGTTACGCAGGCGAACACCGCCGAGAAGGCCAGCACATCCCGGCTCGCGTCGATCGGAACATGCTGCTGCCACGCACCGCCCCACGGCTCGGAGATCACCGGGAACCAGCCGCCGCTCGAATGCCCGACGGATTCCAAGGTCTGCGCCTTGACCTTGGTGATCTGGAAGCCGAACAGGCGCATCTAGCGCCCCCTCGGCCGGCCACGACGGGAAGGCGGTGCCGCCCGAAGCTCGCGTGTGGCGTATTCCTGCTCGGCGCGGCGCGCGCGCCCGAGACCTTCGAGGACGGCAACGAACCGATCCTCGCAATCGAACTTCTCGTCTTTGGACAGAACACGGCCTGCGTACTGATGGCCGTCCGTGACAGCGATCATCTTGACCATATGCTCTCCAAAGCGGGCGGGTGCCGAACGCGGCTCCCGCCCTTGGTTTCTACAGCGCCGCCGTTTTAGGCGACGTAGGCCGCGTGCCCGATGTAGGCGACCGCGGTGCTGCGCTTTTTCTTCCAGTTCACGAACCGCGTGGCCCGGACAGCGACCGACTTGGACTGGAACATGCTCACCAAACTCGTGGTTCCCGCCGTGCCGGCGGCAGCATCGCCCGTCGGCACATCGCTCATTTCGACCGATGCCTCGCGGCTCGCGTCGATCTCCAGACCGCCCTCTGCGAGCATGATGTCGGATTGCTTCGCGAGAATGATCATGCGGCCCGAGTCCGGGCTCCCCGCAACGTTCGCGGAGTTCGACACCACGACCGGCAGTCCGGCGAAGGTTCCGCCGTTGATCGTGAGCCCCGGGAACTCGTTTTGCCCCAGCGCGTTCTGCATCATGCTGATCGCGAGCGCCTGGCCCGTGTCCATGATCCAGGTGGCCGTGGTCGGGTCATCGTTGACGTTGATGAAGCTCCTGAACAACGTCTGGATGTCCGCCCGCAGCGACGCGAGGTCCGTACCCGTGGGCGTGAGGTCCGTCACGCCGTTCGTGATCGACGCCGGCGAGACGTTCGACACCGCTGCCACGCTCGGGTCGAGGAACTGACGGTCGAGGAACTCCGTGATCGAGCCCAGGAGGTCGTCGCGCACCTTCATCTCGGCCGAGGGATCGGACGAGCGCACCAGTTCCTCGGTCAGCACGACAAGGCCGGCGGCCTTCGCGATGCCCAGCGTCACCTCGATGGCGTTCATCTTGGAGACCGGGATCGCCTTGCCCTGACCGACCCAGTAGGAGGTCGAGCCGCTATCGGCGCCCGACACGCGGACGTTGAACGGCACGCGGCGAAGACCGCCGAGTTTGCCGATCACCGTCATCGGCCGCAGCAGGTCGATGAACTCGCCCACCAGATTCTGGTTGTACACCCACTCCGAGGCCCAGCCCGAGGTCGTGGTATCACCGCCCTCGATCGCCGTCATCTGGATGTGCTGCGCTACCTCGGGGCTCTGCGTTTGCCAGTCCCGTTGCGCCTTGGCATAGAGCAAGGCGAGTTGCGGATTGCCCTGCCCCATGATCATCGACTTCACGACGCGCGCGTAGGCGATGCCCTTGGGCAGATTCGATTGCACCTTGATCGGGCCGGTGCCGCGCAGTTCCGCGCTGCGCGTCACGTCGTCCGTGCGTTCCACGGTCGAGCGCACGGGCTTAGCCGTCGCAACGGCTTGGGTTTCCATGAGGCGCAGGTCGATCAGCTCGTCATCGACCGACTTGATCTCGCCCGAGAGCGTGGTGAACTCCTCGCGCTCGGCCTCGTCCTTGGTGCGGCCTTCCTCGATGGCTTTCGACTGGATTTCCTCGCGGCGAGCCGCGGATGCCGCGCGCTTTGCTTCCAGCGCGGCAATCTGTTCTGCAATGGTTTTCATGTCACTTCCTTTCCGGTTGGGGGGCTTGCTTCCCGTATCGCCGGGGGATGCGCTCAGGCGCACAACCGAGAACTGACGATTGCCGGTCGCGGCGATCAGTTCCCGTGCAGCCTTGGCGTTGATGTCGTTGCCTTGCAGCGAAATCTTTGTGGTCTGGGCGGCCTTCGCTTTCTTCTTCTCGGCCGGAACCATGACATCGGCGAAGCCTTGGGCGACCGCATCCTTGCCGGTCATCCAGGTCTCGGCGCGCATCATCTCGAGGACTTCATCCTCGGTCTTGCCGCTTCGCGCGGCGTACACGGCCGCCACGGACTTATCCATCTGGTCCAGGAGATCGGCGAACTCGCGCATATCTTCCTGGTTGCCGATCACGATGCCGTGCGAGCTGTGGATCATCATCTGGGTGGCCTCACCCATCTTGATTGTGTCGCCGGCCATGGCGATGATCGACGCGGCGGAAGCTGCTATGCCGATGACGTTGACCGTCACCGAACCCTTGTGCTCGCGCAGCAGGTTGTACATGGCGATGCCCTCGAAGGCATTGCCGCCCGGCGAGTTGATCGTGACGAGGACCGGCTTCGAGCCGAGGGCCTTGAGCTGGTCCTTCACCATCTTCGCGGTCGTGAATTGCTCCGACCAGATGTCCTCGCCGATCGCGCCGAGAATCTCGATCTCGGAAGACGCCTTTTCGGCAGAGCGAATCGACGCATCGTAGCGAGCGATAGCATCGCGGGTCAGGCGGAACTTCATCGCCTCTGGCTTCGCGCCCATCTTCACGGTTTCGGGCATCTGTTTCATCGCTTTCTCCAGTTAAACGAACATCACCTGGATCTTCCCGGGCGCCTCCGGGTTCAGGCTCATCAGCGTCACCGCGTTCAGCATGGCGAGCACCGGGTCGATCTTCGCCCGGCCCGACGCCTGCTTCGTGATGATTGCCGCGTTCCCGCGCGGCTCGATCTTCGCGTTCCCAACGCACCAGGCCATCAACGGCTGTCCGCCGTGCACGAGAGCGCCCTCGGCGAGTTTTCGCTCGGCGGTCAGGATCGCCCCGTACATCTTCCAGCCCTGCGTGATGCCGACCACCTTTTCCTTCGGCACCCCGGCCTTCACGATCTCGTCGAGTATCGTTCCGAGCCCGCTCGGGTCCACGCCCACCTTGTCGAGCTTTCCCGAGTCCTCGCACTTCTTCACCAGCGCGGCGACTTGGGAAGTGTCGTCCCCGATCTCCTGCACCAGCGTCAGGTTCCCTTGCGCAGCGAAGTCCCGCAACCGCGGCGCCTCGCTCTTTCGCAACTCAAGAACCTTTGGGTGCGCCCATGCATGCGTCCATACCCACCACGCACCACCATCTTTCATGCGGCCGAGCACGCACAACCCTAGAAGGTCATCGAGCCCTCCCCCGTCGCTCCCAACCTCCAGCAACTCAGACCTGGCGATCAACTCGTCCAGCGTGAAAGCGGGCCGCCCCTGGCGCTGCCAGTAGTCGGCACCGACCCACCTGTCCGATTGCAAGGCGAGGCCGATCTCGATATTCAGGTTCTTCGCGAGAAAGCCGCACAGGCTCGCCGCGCCATCGTGCTCGGCCTTCTGATGCTCCCGTTCTAGGTATTCGGGATCTACCGAGGCCCCGAGATTCGGGTTCGTGATACGCCAGTGCTGCTTCGGCGGGATCTTCCCGTCCTTTACCATTTCCTGCGGGAATTCGTAGAGCACCGGCAGGAAACGCTTGTCCTTGATCTTGCCGTCCCGCAC